CATATAATTATAAGTCACCGATCGATTGTTTGAAGATGAACCACTACCAGGATAAAACCATGTAACTTCACCAAATAGGTTGTTTAATCCTGCGTAAATATGATTTCTTGGAACGGTATTAATATCATCATAGACATAATCTTCCACTAAACACTGTAAGGATTCTAATTTACCTGTATATCTAAAGAAACCATTTTCAGACATCCAATAAGCTGAGCCATCCACTTCTACGGCTGCATTCTTACCAATCAATCCACAACCTGTTCCTACTTGTTGGAAGGAGAAAGTAAAAGGAGCTCCTACAAATTTCATAACGAATAAAGCATGATCGGTCCAAACATAAATGGCATCACGACCTCTAACTGCTCCCATGATCCGTGTTCCGTCAGCCAGTCTTTGTGTACCAGCCGTATTGGTTGCTGTAGGTGTCCATGAAGTTAAAGATTCTTGATCTGACCATCTAATATACATATCGTCTTGTGTCGTTGTCGTTCCAATCGTTGTTTCCGTTCCAAAACAAATTAAGTGTCGGTCAGGTGTTGAAACTAATGTTTGTCTAGTTGCTGTCGGAGCATTTGAGACAACGGTTGCTCGTGTTGAGGTTGCTCCTGTTGCATCGGAATCCCATTCAAAGGTTGAACCATCAACAATGGTTGCAATCAGTTTATTTCCAAAATTATCAAGGTGCCATAATCCTGGAGCCGTAATAATATCTCCTGTTTGAGAAGCACCCCATTTGGTATAGTCTGATGCATCGTTAACGGTTGCTCCATCTGAGTGAGAAGCGGCTGTGGTGTTGTCCGTTCCTCTAGTTAAACCTGATATGGTATTTGTTCCCGTAGTATTGGTTGTATAAGCAATACGTTCACTATCTATTAAAAGAGTTCCTGAAGAAGGCATTGAAGCTGAATTATCTAAAACAATACTTGTTGATGAATCAGTTAAAGCTCCATTTAAAGTATCAGTGATTTCTCCAGCAACTGTACCACCCCAAAGTCCTAATCCCCAACCCGCTGAAGATTCTTCAAGGGCAGGTCCTATGGAATAGTAGTGTTTAACTCTTATTCCTCCTGATGTGGTTGCTCCTGATCCACTTTCTGCTGATCCCATCGTGACCGTAATCGTTGTGCTGGTTGGTACGGTTGTGACCATGAAATTCTTATCGTCAAAATCAGAAGAACTAAAATCAGAATTGGTAATAGCAGTGAAATTGTCGCAAAGGATAATATCCCCTTTAGTAATGTTGTGGTCGCTTGCAAACGTGATGGTAACTGATGTAGATCCATTGGTAGTTGTAAAAGCACTTGTTAAAGTTGTTGTACTTTTTAGAGGGGTTATATCATAAAAAGCACCCCCAGAATAGACATATAAAAATCGATTGGTTCCTAATGCAGCATATTTGATACCACTTGCATTAACGAAATGGTGTAAAGCTGTATTTCTTCCTGTAAGAGTATTATCTCCAAGTTGTGCCCAACCCCCTATTTTTTCAGGAGTACCATATCTAAAGCGAACATAGTCACCTTTTACCCACTGACCTTCTCCGCCTGTGGCTGTAACTTGTTTATTGAAACCTGGTAAAAATCCTATTTTCTGTAGCATACAAAAATCCGTATGCCATAATTATAACATATTTGTAATGATTTCAACTATTTTGGAATACCTAATAAAGGTCTTTTGTCGAACTTATTTTGGGTGCCGAATGGACCATCGATGTTGTTATAATGTAAGAAAACTTGGGCACAATGGTCACCTTCGAAAGGCTCTCTCCAATGTTCTAGCTCACAACCACTATAAACCAACATATCTCCGACCTCTAAATCGACAGGAATACCTTTAGGAGCATTGGGTTTGATGATTTGTTTTTCTTCATCAATCACTGTTTTTTGTCCCGTAGGATCTAAAAAGATTGTCCAAGGATCTCCTCCTAGATGTAGAGTTGTTGAGATCTCACAGCTAGGTCTGTCGCTATGTCTTTTTAGAATATCTCCTTTTTTATATATTCGAGTGTAAGTGTAACAAGGAATAAGACTCATATCGGTACGTTGCTGCATGACAGGTAATATCTTCATCATTAAGGTTTCCATAAAAGTATCTCCATAACAAGAGTAGGTATTAGGGACCTGTTTATCTTCCCATGTACCAAATCCTGGTGTAAATTTTGAAATATAATTAGTATCCTGCATCCATTTCACAGCTTCTCGTTTTAACAATAAATAGTTGAAGCCAAAATTAGCCAATTCATAGGATATGGCTTTTTTAATAACTACATATTTCTTTTCTTTAAAATTCATCGTTGTAAAAAATTAAACGATACAGATATTCTTGTATCATTGCTTTCGTTCGGTTTGACTTCATGCCATAACCAAGAAGGAAACATAATACATCTTCCAGCTACGGGTTCGTAATGTACTTCTCTCCAAAGTTCAGTAGGAAGTTTTCCCTCTTTACGATTAGGCATTGCCATTTGAACTCCTGGTCTTGGATCATAAATCATAAAGTTTCCAGAATTTTTAGGTGCAGTTACATAATATACACCTGAGAATAATGAGTTAGGATGAATGTGAGGTCGATTAAAACATTTAGGATAATTAATATTTGCCCACATATTACCACAAACAGGTTTTAAAGATAAATGTTCTTTTTGATAAATCTCTTCTTGCATATTAAAGAGTTCTTTGGTTAAAGGATTGTACTCTTCTTTTTTATTCATATCCGTTGTACTATGCCATCCACCTGCATTAGTTTTAGCAACACCTTTATCTTGCTGGCTCCATTGAATAATCTTTTGTTCTAAATATTGATTCAGTTGAACCGCATTAGGAATATCTTTAATATAAATAAGGGTTGGGAAATGGTATTCAGTAATCATTTGAAAGATGGACCTCCAAACCACATG